AGATATGGAAGAAAAAATAATCTATGTAGACCAACTATCCTATTTAACCAGGCAAACTATACCGCAGTTAGCTAAAGATATGAATGATATGAAGCTGAATGATTATAAAATAATAGCCGATAGCGAAGCACCTGGAAAGATAGAAGAATTGCAAAACTGGTATTATAAGGAAGAAAAGATTAATAAGGAAACTGGCAAGTTAGAAATAATCTATGAGGAAAAAGGCTTTCCCTACATCGAACCTTGCAATAAAGGCAAGGGGTCAGTTTTAGCTGGGATAGATTATATGCAGCAATTCAGAATAAAGATAACCAAGCGAAGTGTGAAAGTCAAAGCAGAAATTGAAAGCTATCAGAGGAAGAAAGATAAGGAAGGCAATATAACAGAAGAACCCGAAAGAGGATTTGACCATAGTTTGGATGCCCTGCGGTATATAATGTATACAGTCTATTACATGGGAGCTTTACCATATATATATGTGCCAGAATAATATATTTGACATACACAAAATAGTATGATATTATTTTTCTATACATTATATGATTATATTCTAATATGTATATATGAACCTATATTTATATGAAAGGGGTGATGTTTATAAAGCTGACGATACCCTTCACCGACAAAGGTATAGATATTAATATAAAAACTCTACCCTCACGGATAACCGACCCCAAATACTGGCCTAATTCACCTTCACCCGTCTTGTGGTCACAAGATAGTTTTAAAAATTCTTCAGAACAATTAAAAGCATTTCAGGGTTGGACGGGTGATTGCGTCTCTTTAATTGCTGAACGTATTGCTTCAATACCCCTGCGACTCTATAATCAAAAAGATGAATTAATAGAAGAGCATCCCTTCTATGACCTTCTAAAACATTTCAACCCCGATACTACCCAATTTAGCGGAAAAGAACTGCTTTCAATATACCTTGACCTCACTGGCGAATGCTATATCCTAATGGCCAAAGATGGTTTAGGTATTCCACGGGAGTTATATTTTAGACAGCCTGATAGAATGACTCCTAAAGTAAAGAATGGTATTATCGACCACTATGTTTATTTAGAAGGCGGTAGAGAGGTTACTTACCCGAGAGAGGATATTTTATTCTTTAGATATCCCAGTCCTACCAACCCATTTAGAGGAGCTTCCCCAGTGCAACGTAAAGCCTATGCCTATAACACTGACAAATATAATATGATATACCAGATGAATATGTTTAAAAATGGGGTACATTTAAAGCAGGTATTAGAAAGTGAGAAAAATATACCACCTAACCAAGTTAAAAAGATATTAGACTTATTTAACCAGACCTATGGCGGTGCAGAGAATGCAAACAAAACGGCGGCTTTAGTTGGTGGCATGAGCCTAAAAACTATTGGCGTATCTAATAAAGATATGGAATTTATGCTATTGGCTAACTGGACTATGCGACAGCTTGCAAGTGCCTACCATACCCCTCCACAAAAGTTGTCACACCCGGAGCAGACCAATCTTGCTAATATGCAAGCTTTGGATGTCAGTTGGAATAGGGAATGTATATTACCGAGACTGGTCAGGTTTGCAGAAATATTTAATACTTTTATGATGATGTTATATAAAGAGAAGGGGTTATATTGTAAATTTGACAACCCGGTCCCTGCTGATGATGAATTTCTTTTGAAGAAGCGGGAAAGCAATTTGAAGAATTTTGTAATTAATATTAACGAGGCAAGGGTAGAAGATGGGCTTGATGAAGTTAGCTGGGGTAAAGTGCCACTTGCTCCCATGAATATAATGCCGTTAGGCGATAGCGGTGGATCATCGCCACCAAAGGAAGAACCAAGTAAAACGATTAAAGCAATTAAATATACTGCCGAATATAAGCAGCGATACTGGGAATTATTTATTAAGCGGATAACGCCTTTGGAAGCTGATTTTAAAAGAGGTATGATTAGACTATTTCAAGAGCAAGAGAATAGGGCATTGCGAGCTTTGCGAAAAGGGAAAGCTTTTATAAAAGGAATTGACGAAGTACTCTCCATTACCCATGATGAACGAGAGATAATGAAGTTTGCTGAATTTACCCTGCCACGAATAACCCAGATGGTTAAGATAAATGGTGAGGCTGCTGCTGCCGAATTGGGATTGGGGTTTGACGTTACCAATCCGAAAGTAGTAAAATGGATAAAGCAAAGAGGCGGTATGCTGATTAAATCTATTGCCGATACTACCCTCGTGAAGCTAAAAAGGACTTTGGCTGAAGGTGTAGCCAACGGTGAAAGTATACCCAATTTAGCTTCACGAATTAGCGGGGTTTATGATGAGGCAAAGGGTTCGAGGGCTATTAAGATAGCCAGAACAGAGACCATGTCAGCAAGTAATCAGGGGGCGTTACAAGCCTATAAACAAAGCGGAGTAGTCGAAAAAAAAGAATGGCTTTTTACTGGTGATGTTGATGATATATGTGCCGACTTACAAAAAGAAGGTGCTATCGATATAGATGCGTCTTTTGGCGGTAGTTTTGATGCACCGCCAGCACACCCAAATTGCGAATGCACAATTTTGCCGGTTATTAAAGATTAAATAAATATAAGTGAGGTGATTTTAAATGCCAGAAGAGAAAAAAGAGAGAACGATATTCAAGACATTTCGGGCAGAAGTAGTAAAGATAGATGATAAAGAAGAGGGCGTTATTGACATGTTAATCCCCATGTCTACAGATTCAGTTGACCGAGCTGGGGAATCTATTGATCCAAAGGGCTGGAAGAAATATTTAAAGGCTTTTATGAAAAGAGCGCCATTAGTATCTTCCCACAATTATCATGGTCTGCAGAATCAGATCGGAGAATTATTGGATCTTCAAATAACAGAAAAGGGGCTTTTGGCCAAGCCGAAATATTATATCAATCAGGGCAACTCGGAAGCCGATTGGGGATATTTCCTGGCTACTAAAGGAATGGCGGCCTATTCAGTTGGATTTATTCCTGTTAAGTGGGTAGATTCTAAAGATGAACCAAAGCGAACTTATACTGAACAGGAGTTACTCGAAATATCCCATGTGATAGTTCCATGTAATCGTGATGCTATACAGGAGATGCGTAGTAAGTCAATTGACCCTGTAACGAATAAGACAATTGATGATATATTAGAAGCTGGGTTTATTGAGATAGAGGAAGCTGAGGAAAAAATATCTGATGAAGAAATAGATAGAATAGCTGAAGGAGTAGCTAAAGAAATATTAGAGAAAGAATTAATTTTAAAGCCAGAAGAAACCGACGACTCTATCAGGCTACCCGTCAAAGGCGAAGAAGGCAAGCATAAAGGACACAAAATAAGATGGATAACTATAAGTGCTAAGGAAGGCATTCGAGGTATTTACTGTATTGACTGTAAAAAAATCATAACTTATGTATTCGATAAAGGTAAAGGTTGGACTATGGAGAAGGCTAAAAAATGGATGGCGGATCACGGCAAAACCATAGAAGATTATTTTCAGAAAGTTGATTGGGATACGGAATACAAGGTTGAAGATATTGATTATGAAGCGTTGGAGAAAGATATATTTACAGAAGAAGGAGAAGGAACGGGAGTTCTAAATGTGCTTAATATTGAAGGTAAAATTGGTTATTCATTAAACGATATATATGACATTGTTAAGGAAAATAAAGAATTAAAAGAAAAGATTAAAGATATTGAATTGAAAGCAGGGGCGGTCTTGAATGCCAAGAATAAAAAGGACTTGAAAGATGCCCAAGCCTTAATTCAACAAGTATTGGATTCTGCAACTACAGGAGAGGAGGATAGTTTAGAGATTGACGACGAAAAAGATATTGAAGATGATAATACAGTAATTGATTTAACGACTGATACAGTAGATGATCCACCGATAAATGAACCAGAAGATGAAGATAAAATTGAAGTAGATGAAAAAGTAATAGCCGATTGTATAACGAAACAAATGAACTATACCTTAGGCAAGTTAGATAAATCCGATACATAAAATAAAAATAGAAAGGAAGTGATATTGTAATGAAGATGACTAAGGAAGAATTGGCAAAATTAGTCAATGATGAATTTGAAAAAGCCGTAGCACCATACTTGCAAGTAAAAAGACCGGAAGGTGAAACAGATGACAGAACCAATGAAGAAAAGTTATTCCCGTCTTTAGGTGATTTTATTAAAGATGTAGCGAACAAAGATGTGAATGAGGAATCAGCCAAAAGAGTTAGGGAATATGTACAGAAAGAACTGTCTATGGATAGCGATCCTGATGGCGGATACTTAGTTCCAACTAAATATAGAGAAGGGCTATTACAAGTATCCCCGGAAGAAGCTATTGTAAGACCGAGGGCTTTCGTTATCCCTGCTGGTGATCCACCTGATGCAGCTTTAGATATGCCATATTTAGAACAGGTTGGACTTACCGGTCAATCTCATGGCGATTTATATGGTGGAATATGGTTCGGTTGGACAGCAGAAGGGGCTACCAAAACTAATACCGAAGTGAAAGTAGGGTTAATCGAATATAAACCTAATGAATGGTCTGGCTATGCAGTATTAACCGATAAGGTAATGA